AGAGGCTACGAAGACTGGACTACAGACGGACCTGTCGAACAAGGTCCTATTCCTTCTCTTCTAAATACCCAATCTATTGATCAAGGAAAATTAAAAACTTTAATGGATGAAATAGCAGATATGAGAAGAAGAGGTGTTTTCCTATGAATGAAGATTTTAAAAAAATATTAGATGCCCTTGATAATCTCATGGGAGCAAAAGGTGCAGGCGAAGGTATTTGGCGTGCTGCTGAATTAGGAGACGTAACAGCAAGAGCCTTGGTTGGTAAGGCTATGAGAGATATAGATAAGTTGCAAGAAATGACAGGTCCGCAGATGTATAAAAATATTGAAGCAGCCGAAATCAAAGCCATTGCAGAAAGAGCTGGTGTTAGCGAAGATGAAATATTACAACGACTTGCTGTAGAAAGTAGCAAAGGCGGAGTTCCTGGGGATTTTCCTAAGTCATACACAACAGATCAAGTTCCTAGGGGAGCTTTTGCAGACCAAGACCAAAAGAATGTCTATCAGTACGATGATCCTAGTGTCTTGCTGAAGCAAGGGACAGGTACTAAAAAAGCACAAGATCAACTCGAAAAATATAGAGCATCTTTGACGGCAAGAGGTGATATTGCTGGTGGTGATGCAAGGTTAGTGTCTGATACGTTAATAGATGATTTATTTCAGACAAATCCTGCTACTCGTTACAATCCTGCTGAAGGTGTTTACGACACAGCAAGAGAAACAGCAGACTTTGACTTGGCTTATGTTAAGGCACGTGAATTAGGTTTAAGCGATCAGGATGCTAAGGCTATGGCTCGTCTTAAGGTCGGCCAACCAACAACAGAAGCAACGGCTGACGGACAGAGGAGACAAGCAAGAGCAGATACTCCTATGACCGATCATCGCAAGATGATGACCAAAATGGCAATACTAAATGCCAGTCAAAGTGATGATCCTACCTTTGACCCAATGAATATAGGAGAGGATATGAGAGAATATAAAGCTCCTGTTGCTCCTGAATCTGAAGTTGCTGCTGGTCCTAGCACCCCCGTAAGAGATCCTGCTGAACCTGCTGATACCGCACCTCGTGATGTGATTAGTGATCCTGTCTATCAAAAAAGCTTACGTGGACGTAAAGCTATGAAGTGGGGAGCAGGACATACAGCAGCTAGTTTGCTTGCAGGGTTGGGCGGTTTGTACGGTTTATCAGAAATTTACGATTACGATTAATAAACAACATCAAAAATTAATCCGCCTTGCGAGGAAGGCAGAGAAATGCATGTCTCGAGACGAGGCACAAAAAATTATTAAAAAGGCTAAAAAAGCCTACAAAAAATTATCTCATGCTCATGAATGAATTAGCAGACCCGTCAACAATTCAATTAGTTTTTCTATTTCCATTTTTACCTGTTATATCTGTATTCATCGTTAGCATTCTTATGCTTGGTGAATTACCTTTCAAGGATGACGATGACGACGATGATGATAGAGGAACACTAGTGCCTGCGTATTACCCAACTTAAAACGTCTACTATTAATGTAGATTAATAAAATGAAATGGCTACTACGGCAGATAAGGAAGCTCCAAAAGCAGAAGAAGAGAAGAAGAAGGGTGTCTTTCAGGCGTTAAAAGAGAAGTTGGATGATAAGGAAGAACAGTTTGAATACATCTCAGTTTTAGTCAGACTGGTCGTGGTTGCCTGGTCCGGGGCATTAGTGACCCTAAATTATCTGCCAGAGATTCCTGGGTTGACGTCAGGGGAAAAGCAGGATATAACTTTTCCGGCTTCTCTCCTGGCTTCGTCTCTCGCAAGTTTTGGCCTAGATAAGAGTGCCAAGAAAAAAGGTGATGGAACGTATGATGCTAGTGGAGACGATAAACCTTTAAGCAAGAAAGAGATGTTGGCTTTGATGAATACAGGGGGCGGTTTCCAAACAATTCGTGTAGAGACTCCTATTAAAATATTAGGAGCAGATGTTGTTAACTCTTCCAAGAAATCATGACTTGCGACAATCCTACTCATTTTCACATTGATGCCGCTCAGGAAACTAAACTGACGGTTCAGACTTTACGAATTGAAAGGTTAGAGGAGAAGCAAGAAGAGTTGCGTGAACGTCTTAAGGTTGTAGAGAAGTGGGTTATAGGTGCGGCAGCAGTACTAGCGGCAGGCGTTACATTGATAGGATTTGCTACGAATATCTCGAAAGCATACCTATGACAGAAACAACGATTGATCCTCAATTAGTCTTTTTCATAGGTGGCTTAGTAGTCATTACCTTGGCATCTATAACGTATGGAATTTATTTGACGTTTGGTGGAGGATCAAAACAATTGAGAGACACAATCGATGAACATGCCAAAATGCACGAACTAGGTATTGCACATGGACATGGTAACTCCCGACTTAGAAAAGATTGAGTTAATTAATAAAGAATGTAACTGTTCTCATTGTCAAGAAATTCAAAGGCAACAGTATCGTATGCAACATTGGCAAAAGGAAAAAATCTGTAGCAAAAAATAATTACCTACTATAGAGAGAGACATTTGAATCCTTTCTATGAAGCGCATAGTTTTACCAGCGCTGTTACTTGTATCGGTTGCAGCACCTGCGATGGCAGATATCACTCATAGTCTGAGTTCTTCGGTGCAGCTCACCGTGGATGGGGCCAGCTCAGTTGCGAGCCGGGTGCCAAGTACCTATAGCGTTTCTGGGACAAATATAAAAGTTGGCACTGGCAATAGCGACGTGTTTGGAGGTTTAACAGCCGGATCGGCTACCGCTGCACCGACAATGAAAGCTGGAACCTACGATTTGAATGTCTCCGGAAATCAGTTTAGTTTTTCCGAAAGTTGGCTCCAAGGAGACGCTATACCTGGCATTAACGCCGGTTCAACTGTGTCAACAACCACCGGTCAGGTACAGTCCATTCCGGCTTTCGGAAGCACCACCACGTTTTCCGGAGGTACTAAAGGCACCTTGGCTGGTGGAGTCTCAAGTTTATCTGGTGGAACAGTGACTTCGTTAACCGCCGGTGGCGCCGGTACTACCGCTATTGGACAATTCATATCTACTCTTAATGTGAAGTAGATGTCGTATGTCTACTCATGCATCCGAGAGACTGGTTGCCCCGATTGTTGGCGCCATATCGAAATTAAAGTATGTCGTAATTGCGGTGGGTGTCTTTGTCATACCTGCAGGTGCGGTTCCGGTAGTACCAAATTTTTCGTCCGGCCAGCTCACTCAAACAACAACGTCGCGCTCTGTGATATCTGAGTCGATAGTCTCAGAAGACTATGCGACTGGTTGGCAGTATACGGTAAGTGGAACAGGTATAAATTTAAATGGTGCATCTATTGAACCAGGTGCCATAATCAATACAAATACAACTTCTGCGTCAGGAATAACCACTAAATGGACAGGCTTAGACGTAAACAACAAGCCAAATTGGACACTGACTCAACCAGGGGGTTCGTTCCAATTTCAATCCAGTTATTCCGGACCCGGACTCCAGAATCGCACAACCATAACGAGAACAATAGAGACGGACACAACGATAGAATCGGTTTCCGTGTTTTCTCAGTGATACCAAGGGTTCTTAGCATATTAATGCTAATCCCTTTTTGTCCTGTCGTCAAGGCAAGTGATGTAGGAGGAATATCAGCTACTTCTAATCCGGTCGCTAACTCTTCCGGTCAAGCGAATGTGAATGCATATCAAGTCTTAACAGGAAATTTTATGCAATCAGGTTTTACAAATGGTGTGGTTTGTCAATCCGAGACATTAACAATATCGCCTTATGTAGGACGTTCTGCAAATATTAAAAAACCATTCTTTGAAACTTACGAAGATCCGGTATACGACGTCAGAGATATTGATGGTGACGGTGCTCCGGACAACCCCGGAAATATCCTTTGGTATAAAACAGTTCAAACTCTACAGAAAGACAACTATTCTCTCAATATGGGGGTGACTGCTCAATGGAGTAGACCCTTAGATAAGAAGATGATGTCTCTTTGCAAAGACGCTGCTGCGACTGAAATAGCCTTAAGAAAGGCAACATTAAATTTACGAGTTTTAGACTATGAAATTTCCAGACTCAAGCATTGTGGAAATCTAGCCAAGGAGGGCATAAT